AGGCTTGAGTCCCAAGGCTGTAAGCGACGCTGACACGGTGTCGACGGTGTCCGTGAAGATGCCTGCCATTTCATGCACACTGCGATCGTTTAATGCCGAGCAACTGGTTGACTCGACCCAAGGTCATGAGCGGTGGTCCTGTCATGTCACCAAACGACGCGTAACTGTCTCCAGTGGTCCCGCGTTCACGGTAAAGCCCTGCGGCGTAAAGCGTGGTTCCTAACAGTGCTGCACTGTCAGGGGCAGTCGTCAGACTGTCGTGGTAACCAGCCTGCACGCGACGCCTGAAACACCATGAGTTCGCAGCTGCGACACAAGTCGTGAGAAACGCGGTGTCATTTGCCGTGGCCGACGAGATTCCTAAAAACTCTTGCACAGCTGCGACTGTGGTCCATGTGCACGTCAAAGTCCATGTCAAAGTTCCAAACGGATCGGCAGCAGATCGTTCTAGATCGTCGCCAACATCTTGAAACATCAACTGGTTAACAATGATTTCGTTTTCGTTGTATAGAAGGTCGCCTGCTTCGTTAACGCCAGCAAACAAGTTGACCGGTACAGCGATTACAATGTGCGTGCCGTTCAGGCCGTGACCGAGTCCAGTGAGTGTGATTGTCTGACCGACTGTGATGTCGGTTGTTTCGAGGGTCTGCACCACAGCAACATCGTCTAGACGCTGGTGGTGCGTCACGCTAAATGTGGCCATGGTGCAGACTTTCTCTTAGTTTCGGTTGATCAGAACGTGAACTTGACGAACTTGCTTGAGTCAATCATCAAGGCGGCGAAGTAGCCACGGAACGCAATAGTGCGGCTCAAGGTAGACGGGTTGTCCAACGAGATCGCGCCCTTCTGCTGTTCAAACAGTTCGTAACCAGAAGCATCGCCCACGATGGCTGTGCCGCTGGCGAAGTTGCGATCAACAACAACTGACAACCCGAAAGCGTTGCCGTTTGCCTGTCCCGGTGTGAGATTACCAAATGCGTTCATTGGCCCAACCTGTGGGAACAACGGACGCTTCGACGAATCGCTCAATGCAAGAAGATTTCCCCAAATTCCTGGTGCAAGGAACAAGTGAGTTGGCAAGTTGCCGTTGGAACCTGACAAAATTGTTGAGGCTGCTTCTGCAATTTCGGCAGCCCACACTTCAGGTTTGTCAAGGTCTGCTGCTGCAAATGCTTGTGTGACGGTTGCGCCAGCGACCAAAGTATCGGCTGCATAGTTGTCGGTGGCGTTTGCGTAGATACGGCCCATGTCGTCAAGCAAGATTGACAAGATTGCGGGATCGGTCCAATCCAGATCGGCTTCAGAGATGTTCACATAGCCACCGAAAATTTGCTTGGTGACCTGATTCGAACTCACCACCAAAGTGCCTGACTGGTTGCTCATTTCGGCAAGGCTTGCACCAATGCTGGTGTGGGTCGTAACCTCGGGACGAATGAAGACTTTGCCTCCACCGGGCATGGACTTGGCACCAACTGCATCAACGACAGGGCGACGGCCAATGAAGTTGTTGTAAACAGGTCCAAGGATTGGGGTTGGGAGCACACCGGGGGTGTCGCTGGTGACCACGTCGGGAGCTGCGGCGCGAAGTGCTTCGTGCATACGTTCCCAAGCAGTTCCGCCAGCAATGGCAGCACTCAAGTATTCGACAGCGGTCGGCAATTTTGCGTCGCGCTTAACGGCGGTTGCATAGATGGGTTGAGTCGCAACTGCGGCTTCAACGGTTGTGGGTTCTGACATTTCATCCTCCTCGGATGGTGTTGGGGTTGTTTCTGTTGTGGTTTCGGTTTCGTCGGGTTCGCTTTCATCGGGTGATGAGGCGGCGACTGAGTAGACCTGTGCTGATTCGTAGGCTGGCACAGTGACGAGCGATAGTTCTACGAATCGGGCTTGAGAGACCTCTAGGGTTCCGTCTGACAGGCGTTTGAACTTGGTGGGGATTGCTCCGACCGAAACGCTGTCTAGCGCGCCGTCGGCGAGCAATGCGAGAGCGTCATCGGCGGCTCGAGTCGCGCTCAACTTGGCGACGAACAATAAGCCCTCGCTAGTTGACACTCTTTCAACTACGCGACCGATCACGCGCGTGTCGTCGTGGTATTCCAAAAGTTTCGGCATTGGGCCGTCCTCGGGCAGTGAGCCCTCAAGAAAAACCACACTTTCGCCACCACTCAATTGGGCCTTGACATTCCAAGGGACTGCAAGCCCAGTGATTTGACGCGACGGTTCACCATCAGCGGACGCGTCCAGCGTGATCTGTTGAGCGGTCAATCTAATCATGAATATTCTTCCTCGCGGTTTCCTGAATCAAAAGCGGGTTCGCGCTCAACATTTCCTAGATCGTTTTCGTACACATAGTCGGAAACATCAAATTTGACGTAGCGTCCACGAGGCAAAAGTTGGTTCATTGACAAAGTCTGCTCAATGGCATCCAAATATTGTTTGGTGCCAAACAAATAAAGATCTTGGCGTGCTTGTTGCGCGTTCTGGTATGTGTAACCCTGAACGCCAATACCGAGCAAATAAGCAGGTATTCCAGTGGCCCGAGACAGTTCTAATGCTTGAAATTGACGCGACTCAATTAGTTGCAGTTTGTTCGGGTCACTGGAGAACTCTTTAAAAGTCACGACGCTGTTAAGTGCGCCAATGGCACCAACTTGTCGAGCGTTACGCCAAGCAGCTGCAAGTTCTGAAAGATCTTCGGCTGACATTGGTTCGGAGGCGTCGGTCTGTTGCAACCAACCAGCGGCAATTTCGTTGACAGCGAAACGGTCGGCGGCTTGCTGAAGTTTCAAGGCCGTCATGATTGCCCGGTTGCCTGTGTACAGCAGACCTTGAGTCGGTGCCAAGAATTGCACGACGTCATCGGTTGCAAGTGGGTAACCGTTAAATTCGACTTGGTCGGACGGGCCGAACCATTGAGGTCCAGCCTGATCCATGGTCGTCACCATTGCGGCGGGTAACCATTGGAACGAAAGCGGGCGTCCTGTGGCAGTGGATCGGCTGGTGATGTACCAGAATCCGCGACCGTGAAGCATGAGATCTGTGACGAGCTGGGAGAAAATGAAGTTGCGCGTGACCTTGGGATCAGGCTGATCCATCCACGACTCGTTCTCCAGATAGATCTCTTCGTACTCTTCGCCACTCCACTGGGTCGTGTAATGCTTCAGTTCTAAGCAGCCGACCATGGACGCAATCATTTGAATCGAGCGGGCAACAGTGGGGACAGAGAGGGCCAGTTCTTGCGACGCCCCGACGGAGTACGTATAGAACTGACCCACCTGTGCGGCAGAACCTGCTGCAGCCTGTATCGGCGCGGACGCAAACGCTGGGGTTGCGCTTACTTTCTTGCTACCGAAAAGAGCCATCACTTGCGAGTCTCTCACACTTTTTGGTCTGTGTTAAGTACCCTCAGCCAAAAGCAAAAGCAGCCCTAGATGACCTGACTGGACGCCCTGCTTCAGCTGCGGCCCAAACCATGCAACGCGCCAACTCAATCGGACCGGGTGATTTCTGACTAGACAACGGTGCGGCACCCTCAGACAGTTTGACCATGACCGCGCGCGTGACGTGTTCAGCCAAAGAGTTTTCGCCAGTGTGGCGCAACTTGTCTTCAATGATCATTGACCGAACCATTGGTGTCGCTGTTTTCATTTCGCGATATCCAACGATCTGAGTGCGCCTAGCAAAATCGGGTGGCACGTTGGGATGGATGGTTGGGTTGACGCGGAGCTGCACTTCGCGGTCTTGCATGACGCGGTTTACTTCAGCCCACATTTGAGCTTGAGATTCAACCACAAATTCGGTAGTCACAATGACGCGGCCGTCATGTTGGACAGCCCTAACTCCGCAGTATCTCTGGTCATCAAGGCTCGAATCCACGGCAAGGATTCCTCCCGGTGGCATTGCAACCTCGGAAACGAGGTCATGCCAAATGTTGGGAATCCACGATTGAGTTGAGCCCTGCCACATATTGAGATGTTGCTGAACAAATTCCGAACTAGGCAAAGTTTTGTATGCGTCCTCAAGGGCTTCCCATGACACGGTCGTACCGAGCGCGGGATTACTCCACGGCCAAAATCGGCGATCCGAAACAGGCGAGCCACTTGGCGCGCTCCATTCCGCGAAAAACATTGGCGATTTTTCGCCCTTGTCAATTGAGTTGATCGCTCCCTCACGCATAGAAATCATCACTTCTGAACCAGTATCGCCTGCCGTACTCCAACAAGAAAATAGAGGGCTTCTTCGAGCGACTTGGCTCGGTTTTAACGCGCCCCACACAACCTGCGGACTGATCGCCCAAATTTCGTCAATGAGCAAAAGGTCTACCGAGTAGCCGACTTTTCCAGCGGTCGCAGCTGCTGAACGAATCGTTGTTCCGTCAGGGAACACCAACGACTGACGCTGATAAGACTTCATCAACTTGGCACCAAACAACTCAACCATCGGTTCAGCGATATCCATAAACAAATCGGCGGCGCGCTGGTACTCGTTAGCGACCAACATGATGGTTTGGGGCTCGCCTCGAATCGCGGCCATTTGGACGGCCCACCACGAGGCCAAGATTCTGAGAGCCACACTCTTACCTTGTTGTCGAGCCGACGTTGTCAAAGACGACCTGTGAATCAAAGTCCCAGTTTCACGATCCTCAGGCGTCGCATAAGCAAGTTGCCCGGCAAGAGTGACCTTCTGCCACTCCATCAACTTGACGCCGTACACGCGCTCGGCAAAAGCCTCCACAGATGCGACATAGTCACCAGCTGCTTCATAAGGGGTGATCAATCTTGGTAAAGCCCTGCCGATTTCTGGCAGATCCTCTTCAATCTCGCTGGTTCGGCTCGGTTTCCGTTTCGATATATCTTGAAAGTGGGGGCTCGGGGTGGACTGTTTGTCTAAAAAAGAAAACGGTGTTTCCGTTTTTCTTTTTTCGGATGGTTTGGTCGTTCCGTTGGTGGCGTTGTTGCGGTTTTGTATTCGAGCTGCGGTTTTACGGTTGACGTATGTTGCGCCTCGGCTGGCGTTACAGCTCGCGCATGATCCGACGATGTTGGTTCTGTCGTATGGGTCTATGCCGGCGTCGACTTCTATGACGTGGTCTGCTTGTGTGGAGGGTTTTCGCCTGCACCAGTGGCAGACGGGTTCGTCTTGGATGACTTGGGCCCGTAGTTGTTTCCATTGTTTGGTTCCGTAGATGGGGTTGCCGCTCATGTCAAGAGCATAGGTCAAGGTCAAGGGAACTGACGCCCAAGCGAGAAGGGCACTCGCTCGGTTGTCGTCGTTTGTCATGGGTTGCGCGTGTGGTTTGTGTCCCCCACTATTTGGCGATGTCTCGCTCTGGAAGCCTGTCTAGTTTTGTTCGGTGGATAACCAGTCGCCTTTGCGTTAGGGAACGCTGATCGCTCACAATGCGTGAGCGTCTACCCTCGTTACCGAGTGTTCCCAGAGCAGGGGTCAGATTCCTGCAAGGGCTAGTGAACGCCTCTGTGCGCTCTGATGGTGTCAGTTGTGATGGGACGCTAGACGCGCTCAACCAGTTAGGTCAATGAGGGTCAACGGTTTGGTGCTTGTGCGATTCAAGTGCAACCCATTGGCCGTTGATGTTCATCTCGGCAAACTTGATTTGATCGGGACGATAGAAGTTGCCATTAATTGTCAGATAACTGACTTTCTCGTCTTGTACGGCAAGCGCAAACACTGGGGTCTTAAACGACCATTCGTCGCTACCTGTAGTAATTCGTATGGGGTTGATTGGTTGCATGAACTCAGTCATCGTTAAGGCTTTCGGTTGTTGTTTCGTTTAATAGTTCATAGAAGCCGTCCAAGTCTGGAAGGTTGGGTAGTCGCTTGTACAGGATGTCGGCAAGTTGGATTGCACAGGATCGCCAGCGGTTGCGTTCTGTCTGCATGAGTCGATACGCGATCTCTAAGTCGTCATCCATTGTCGGGTTTCCTTGCTAGTCGGTCGCTGATTTTTTCTAAGTCTTTAGGCCGCCAAACGTGGACTTCCTCGCCCGAGTCTTCAAGCGCGTTGATCCAGTCCCACTGCAAATTACTGACGACACCTTTCGGACCTTTTAATTCGACAAAGATGGTGCCTCGGAAAGGGTGGGTCATCACTAGGTCGGGGAAGCCTTGGTTGCCTGTGTTGGGTGTGATCCATTTGCCCGGTCGGACTAGGGCTGGGTGTGTGTGCATGACTCGCCAACCATGCAATTTAGCCAATGTTATAACGGTCTTTTGGAAGTCGGCTTCTAATATTGCGCTCACTTGTGGCCCTCGCTTAACCATTGTTGACAAGCAACACAATTAGGGTGCATTGAGGCGTATAGGTTTTCGCGTGAGTTGTGCCATTTGTGTGCGTCGTGTTCGCTTGGTCGTTTGCACCGTTTGGCAGTGCTGCCACAATCAGGACATTTGGCAACTGCTGGAGGTAGATGCTCAGCCACCGTTCATTAGCCGATCAATGAGTTCAGACGCTTCACGCTTAGTTGCAGGGACTGCACCTTCCCAGTTTTTGGCTCGAAGCATCCCAAGTTGCTTGGCGGTCGGCGGTTCACCCGATGACCCGATGGTTTGAGTGCGTGGTTGTGCAGCTGATGGCGCGTTAGTTGTTGTTTGTGGTTCTTGCCCTTGGCGGTACACCTTGACCATTTCTTCCAGTGAGGCACGTTTGTTGGAGCCTTGATACTGGTAGTTAGCGAGTGCGCGTCCAGCGGCCGAAGTCTCACAGTTTTCTAGGGCACTCGTTTTGTTGACCATTGACGACCCGCGGATTTCCTCGGCAAACCCTGTCGTTGTCGGTACTGGGTCAGCAATGTCGGCATATAACGATGCTTTCATGACGATTCGAGTGCCGTCGTCCACAATGATCTCGGTGACGATGCGTCCGCGTGGGCAGTCTTTCCAAAACAATGGGAGGCGTTCTTGCACTGATGCGTAGTCGGCTGGGTTAAAACTCATGATTCCATGTCCTTCAAGTGTCGGCGTTGACTAAAAGTAGAATTTTCGTAATCCTCAATGGCTTTAAGAAATGACACGCATCGAGCGACTTCCTCCAATGTCATGCCGGCAAAATTGTTTTCTTTGGCGCAGTAAATGCAGATTCCTCGTAACTCAGTACGCATCCTGATACTGGCGGTGGTAAACGGTTTTTCGCATCGTGTGCAGTTCACTTAAAACCTCCGAGCCTCATGGCCACGATCGCGTCTTGTGTTGATTTGGTCAGGTTGGACAGATAAATGCCGTTTTCCTCAGCAACATAAGCCAATTCAAAGAGAGCCTTTCTAAGCATTGCCACGTCGTCCCTGAGGCGTTCAATCTCCCAAATAGATGCTTTCATCGCAATATCGGCTTTGGAGATCATGGCGGTCAATTCCGCTAATTCTTTGGTCATGGTCGGGGCTCCCTTATTTGTCGGTATTTGCCGTCACGGTACACCAGCGGTGTAGGTCGGTTTGTGTCGGATTGTAGTTGGCGTCGTTCTTTCCATGTGAGACCCCCCCAAATGCCGTAGCACTCAAGTTGGGTCGTGGAATATTTGAGGGACTCGGCTAGGCAAGACGGCCTGACGATGCAGGTCGCGCAAACGGCTTTTGCTTCAGCAATTTTTTTGCGTGAGTACCGTTCGCCCGGTTCAAAGATGAACAGGTTGAGGTCCATGCCTCGACAAGCTGCGTGATCCCACCAGCGATCTAGCACAGTCGCCAAGGTTTCCATCCGCAACCGCCACCCTCAGCAATATCAGAATAAAGCAGGTAAGCGAATCTGAGGTTGAGGGTTGGGTCTGACATGGCTTCAGCAAACGGCATATTGAACACTTGCTCCACGTACTTGGTATGGATCTTGTTAATTTGCGCGATCCCGTGATCGGAACCATTAAAGCGTTTCGCCAGTTCCGGGTCACTGGATAAAGGCGTAATGTTGAGGCACCTTGTTTCTTTCCACAGGAGGCGACCTAGTTTTTGCAATGTCTCAGTGTTGTTGGGCCAGCCAACCGAGATCGCTACAGGGAACCATTCTTGGCATTTGGTTTCGAGTGGTACTTCTGCAATTCGTGGTGACGCTAGGACGGTCGTGCTAGTGGTGCTGGTTGTGGTTGTTGCTAGTAGTTCCTCTGCGCGGTCGGCAAGTTGCTGAGGTGTCAGGTCCTGCAATGTGATTGTTTGCCGGGGCGCAATAGTAAGCATCGGTGACGATTCCTGTACGCCTGTGATCGCCCAGATTGCCAACATTGCGTAAGTGCCTAAGGCTAAAAAGGTAAGTCGTTTAAGGTTCATTTAGTAGTCCTCTGATAGGTCCGCAACTGATTTGCGGGTGCTGAAGAATCCTTCAAGCATTGGGTTGTTTTGCATGATTTCGCGTGCCAGATATGCGCGATAGTTGTTGTTGAACTTGAACTCACTGTTTGGGTCGTAAGTGGTTGAGTGCTGAAAGCGTAGGACTTCTACGAGTGCGCCAATGCCGTAATGGTTGTGGCCGTTGTTGTACAGCGCGTAAC